TACGAGATTAGCGAGTGTCTCGTGGGCTCGGAGATGTGTATAAGAGACAGCCCCCTGGACCATCCCAACGGTATGTGTATATTCATAGCTGTTATTGAAGACAGCATGACTGACATAGCAGATAGAATTGCTGACTGGGCACTTGGAGGTTCAGACCCTGAGTTGGACACATTTGCCCGCACTTTGAGAAGTGGAGGATGACCCATGAACAAGAAAATTACCCCTTTTGCCAACAAGCAGCAGACCCCTCAGAAGAGTGTTTCCAAGCTCCCCTTGCCTGACAATAAGACGGTTTGTGACCTGTGTCACACTCAGTTTCAGGTCAGCCGGGACACACTCAAGGAGGAAAATGTCACCCTTGAAAAAGACGGTCTGTCACACGATGTTGTGTTGACCTATCTTCACTGCCCCAACTGCGGTAAAAGATACCCCGTCATTATGGATGACGCAGACACGCTGCCAATTCTCCATGAGCTCAAGGAGTGTATGATGCGTCGCATGAGATTCTACGGCAAGCAGAAGCCCGTCCCCCAGAAGCTCCAGGAGAAGTACAACAAGCTCAACAAGAAATTAGACTTCAAACGCCGACAGCTGGCTGAGAAGTTTAATGGCGCCCTTTACCAGTCTGAGGGTGATACAATTCAACTGGATTACCGTTACCATGCACGGTGAGCATGGATATAAACAAGGAGGAACGAACAATGGAAGAGAACATCAGAGAATCCCTGAAGGGTATCGGGCTTCAGTTTTTTGCTGACCCTCCCGCTGAACCCCCCGCAGAACCGCCTGCAGAGCCTCCCGCACCTCCCGCTGAGCCCCCGGCTGAACCTCCTGCTGGTAAAACCTACACACAAGAGCAGCTGAACTCCATGATGGCTAACGAGAAGCGCACTGCCCGTCAGGCAATTCTCAAGGAACTGGGGTTTGATATCAAGGATGACAAGAGCTTCAAGGACACTCTGAAGAGCATCAAAGCCACCCTTGATGCGGGTAAAACCCAGGCACAGCTGGATGCTGAAGCCAAAGCTGCGGCTGAGACCGCAAAGGCTGAGGCCAAGGCAGCCAAACTGGAGATGAAGGTGGCCGCACTGGCTGCTGGAGTCAATCCTGAGTATCTGGATGACATCATCGTCCTGGCTCAGTCCAAGGTTTCCGAAACTATGCCTGTGGAGAAGGTCATGGAGGAATTCAAGACCAAGTACCCGTCTTTTTTCGCAGAAGCCTCTGGCGGCTCTGGCACTGGGCGTTCCAACAATCCGCCCCGCAAGCCCCCCGCTGGGACTGAGGGCCTGGGCCAGAGACTGGCAAAGGTCAACAAGCCCGCAACCAAAAGTTCCTATTTCAAGAACTAATCAAACAAGGAGGAAAACAACATGCTCAATCAGTCTGGTATCACTAAAACTACTGGCGCTGCCCCGGTTCAGATTCTGTTCAATGTGCAGAATCAGATGTCTGTGGGCATCAAGCTGGCCAAGAACTTCGCAGGTGCTGTCACCGAGAATGGCCGCAAAATTGTAAAGGCAGGCACCCCCCTGAACGGTGACCTGACCACCCGTGGCACCGCTTTTGTCGCTGCCAAGGACACCAGCAACCCCGCCGTGGGCATCCTGCTCCACGATGTGGATGTCACCGATGCTGACGCCAACGCCACCCTGCTCATTTGGGGTTTTGTGAATCTGTCCCGTGTGGATTCTACCACTGCGGCCCTGATTACTGAGACCCGCAAGACCGAGCTGGCTGGCCGGGTTTGGTTCCTGAAGGACTAACCCACACACGAGTATAGAAAAGGAGGAAACAATACATGTCTATTTTTGACCTCATCAAAGCCCCTGAGCTGACTTCCTACTGGGAAGAGCACATTCAGGATATGCCCCCCTATCTGGGTGAAGAGCTGTTCCCCGCTGACAAGAAGCTGGGCCTGAAGCTGGACTGGATTAAGGGCGCCAACGGTCTGCCCGTTGTCCTGAAGCCCTCTGCCTTTGACGCTGGCGCTGTCCCCCGTGCCCGTATCGGCTTTGACAAGCTGTCCACTCAGATGCCCTTCTTCAAGGAATCTACCTATGTGGATGAGGAGCTGCGTCAGGAGCTGAACATGGTTCTGGAAACCGGCAACCAGGCCTACATTGACGCCGTTGTGCGCCGTGTCTTTGCCGATGAGACCCACCTGCTGGAAGGTGCCCGTGCCCGCCGTGAGGAGATGCGCATGATGGCTCTGACCACTGGTGCTATCGCCATCACTGCCAACGGTCAGGCTTACAACTATGACTACGGCATGCCCGCTGACCACAAGTCCACCGTGACTACCTCCTGGAGCACCACCACTTCTGACCCCATCGAGGATATGCGCACCGCCATGGACAAGATTGAGGATGACACCGGCATCCGTCCCACCCGTGGTGTCTGCACCCGCAAAACCTGGGGTTATCTGCGCAAGAATGAGAAAATCATCAAGTCCATCTTTGTCCTGTCCAACGGTCAGGTGTCTGCCCTGTCTGATGCCCGCCTGAGCCAGTATCTGATGGATGAGCTGGGCCTGGAGCTGATTGTGTACGGTAAGCGTTACAAGAACGATGCCGGCACCGCCACCCAGTTTGTTCCCGATGACACCGTGGTTCTGTTCCCCTCTGGCAGCCTGGGCACCACCTGGTTCGGCACCACTCCTGAGGAATCCGACCTGATGGGCGGCAAGGTGGCCAATGTCTCCATCACCGATGTGGGCGTGGCCGTCACCACCATCGAGAAGGCAGACCCCGTCAATGTCGAAACCAAGGTCACCATGATTTGCCTGCCCTCTTTCGAGGCTGCGGACAGCGTGTACATCCTGGATGTCATCGCCTGAGTAAAGGAGGAACAAGAACATGCTCCAGGTCACTAATGGCGTTGTGACGCTCACGGTCACAAAGGGCGCATTCAAGTCCTTCTATGAGCATAACGGTTTCCACACCGTAGATGGCGAGGATGGCCACGGAGAGGCCGGGGTGGTAACTACCCACCCCGCCCCCGAAACTGGCCACCCCGGCCATTCCTCTCAGCAGGAAATGGAGCAGGACACCGAGGATGCCGAGGATGAAGCGGACGGGGATGAAGAGCAGGACACCGAGGACGATGTTGACCTGTCTGAAATCCCCCTGGGTGAGATGAGCTTTGACCAGCTCAATGACTACGCCGACCAGCTGGAACTGGACCACGATGGCATCCGCTCCAAAAAGGAGCTGCGTGCCCTCATCCGGGAACACCTGAAGAAGTAAGGGAGGCAAAATCATGAGCAGCATGGAAGAACTCAAGATTGTTCTCAGGGAGGCTGATGTGCCGTTCTTTACCGATGAACAGCTCACATTCTACCTCAAGGAGAATGGCGGGGACTACAATGCCACGGCATACCAGTGTCTGCTCATCAAAGCTGAGGACACCACCCTCTCCGTGTCCGGCCTCAGTGCCGGGGACAGCTCCAAGTATTTCCGCAGACTTGCGGCAAAGTATCGGCCCCATAACTCTGGAGTGCTGAAAGGGGGCTATTGATGTGGACGCATTGTCATTCCAGTTGAACAAAGTGCGCCGCCTCATCAATACCCAGGGAAAACTCTTCACATTCAAGAGGCCGGGAACAAATGAGTTTGGTGAGCCCAACGGACAGACCGAATCTGTTAACATCAAAGGGGTTTATCACGAAACAACAAGTTTTCTGTCAAAGAGTGCGACAGAGGCTACCACAATCAGGCAGAAACCTTCCCCCATGATTTTGTGTCTGTGGGGAGATGCTCAGAAGATTCTTCACACTGATGAGCTTACCTTCAATGGAAAGAGCTACAAGGTGGGAGAGGTCAAGAACATTTCTGAGGCCAACATTGTCGGTGACATTTCTCTTGAGGAGGTACAGACGAATGGCCAGCGGGTTTCGACTTGATATCAGCAAATTGGCCAACGGCCTCATTGGGGCCCAGGACAAGGCTGATTTGGCCATCCGTATGTACGCCGAACAAGGAGCACTTCAGCTTCAGAACTTCGCAAAGGAAAATCGCCGTTGGACAGACCGAACTGGGCATGCCCGACAGAGGCTCAACGGATATGTAGGCAAGTCTGAGAATGGGTACAGGATTTACCTGGCCCACGGAGTTGACTATGGTATCTGGTTGGAACTGGCCAACGAAAAGCGTTACAGCATCATCCCCCAGGCAATCGAATATGTGGGAGCGTTTGAGATTATGCCTGGGTTTGAAAGACTTATGGAAAGGTTGGGGAGTGTATGAGCCAGTGGCAAAGAATCTATAAACACCTGAAGGATAGCGGATTTGATGTGTATAGCCCCGGTCAGCACCAGGGTGAGTGCACAAGCCCCTATATTGTCCTGAAGGATGCGGGCTTGAACCCCCTCTCCAGCTTTTCCAGCTCCCAAGCTCTGTACGATGTCATGTGTTATGTACCCCAGAACCAGTTCAGCACGCTTGAGCCCTATGTGGACCAGGTGAAGGAGGCCATGAAAGGTCTGTACCCGGCTATCATCCCGGTGTATTTCCAGACAGCCTCTTTTTTGGATGATACGGTCAAAGGGCACATGATTAGTGTCCAGTACAGAAACAACCGTAAAAATTAACAAGGAGGTATCCAACAATGGCTGTTACTCCCAAAGCAATCACTGAAATCCCTACCATTGATGTAGTTCTGGTTGTTGCCCGAACTGCCACCGCAGCCTATGCCCTGGACACTGCTTCGCAGATTCAGGTTGAGCCTCAGATTGAGGAGGAAGATGCGGTCAAGCTGGTCATCAAGGGCAAGCTGAAGGCTCAGAAGCCCGCAGTCAGCACCATTACCGGCAACCAGATTACCCTGACCGACAATGTGTTTGCCCCTGAGCTGGTCAAGATGCTCCAGGGTGGAACCATCAAGTACTGGACCAGTGCTGAAAAGGAAACTGAGGGCACCGAGGTCACTGAGTTTGGTATCAGCTCCTATACTCCCCCCACCGTTGGTAGCGGCGAAAAGGGTGAGGTGTTTGAGCTGGATGCGTACTCTGCACAGTATGATGCCAGCGGTCAGATTGTCCAGTATGAGAAAATCACATATCCCAACTGCCAGGGCGTTCCCGTGGCTTTTGGCTCTGAGGATGGAGCTTTTCGTGCTCCTGAGTACACCATCAACTCTGCGCCCAAGAAGGATGAAGCCCCGTACAGCATCCACTATGTACAGGAACTTCCTGAGCTGGCGTAACAACTAACAAGGAGGAAAAGGCAATATGTATAATCAGAATGGGTTGGTTGTCACTCCCATTGACGACCTTGTAAAAGCAAGTCAAGGCACTCTCATTGAGCTGCCCCCGTTCATCGAGGGTCAGCCCTTTGTGGCCCGTCTGAAGCGACCTTCCATGCTGGCCCTTGTTCGGGCTGGTAAAATCCCCAACGCTCTCATCGTAACGGCCAATGAGCTGTTTGCCAAGGGGGGCTTTGATACCGATGACAATGAGGCCCTGAGCAATATGTTCGGTGTCCTGGATGCCATCTGTGAGGCCTGTTTCGTTGAACCTTCCTATCAGCAGCTGAAGGAGGCTGGTGTACAGCTGACCGATGACCAGCTGATGTTCGTGTTCAACTATACTCAGAGGGGGGTGACTGCCCTGGGCAGCTTTCGTTCGCAGCTCAAGGGTGATGGAACTTCTGAGAATGAGCAGCCTGTACAACAGGATGCCCAGTGAAATTCTTGGCATAGAGGATGAGTACACAGGGTATTGCCTGAATGAAGCCTGTGCATACATTCAAGCCAAACTGGATGCTGGTGAAACACCCCGCTTCCAGAAGAAATTCAAGAGTTTTGCTGATATGTATGACAGCTACAAGAGGGGGTGAGCCCAGTGTCCATTAATGTAGGTCAAGCAATAGGTTACTTGGATTTGGATACATCCGGGTTTCAGAGGGGTTTCAAATCCGCACTTCAAGACCTACGAGCATTCAATGATGACTCTGCATCGGCTACAACCAAGCTGGGCGCACTTGGCTCAGCATTTCAAAATGTAGGGTCATCCATGACCAAAAACCTCACTGTCCCCATAGCTGGCGCTGGAGCCGCAGTTGTAGGTGTAGCAGCCAAGTTTGAGAGCGCAATGTCAGAAGTCCAGGCAATCTCTGGAGCATCCGGGGATGACCTCCAGCGGCTGACTGACAAGGCTCAAGAGATGGGTGCAACCACCAAATTCAGCGCAAGTGAATCCGCTGCGGCCTTGAAGTACATGGCCATGGCGGGTTGGGACACGGAGGCTATGCTGAACGGTATCAATGGTGTTATGCAGCTTGCTGCGGCCTCTGGTGAAGACCTGGCCAGCACCTCTGATATTGTTACAGACGCAATGACGGCCTTTGGGTTGTCCGCAGACCAGTCCACCCGTTTCGCAGATGTTCTTGCGCAGACGGCAAACCGCTCTAACACGAGTGTGGCCCTGATGGGTGAAACATTCAAGTATGTAGCTCCTGTTGCTGGCGCATTGGGATACAGCATTGAGGACACTTCTGTTGCCATTGGCCTTATGGCCAACTCTGGTATCAAGGGTTCACAGGCTGGTACATCCCTGAAGAATGTCTTGACCAACCTTGCCAAGCCCACCGACCAGGTTCAGTCCTATATGGACAAGCTGAACATCTCTATGGTGGACCAGGCCGGGAATGTAAAACCGCTCAATCAGCTCCTGAACGAGATGCGAGCCAGCTTTGCTGGTTTGACTGAAGCTGAAAAGGCTGAGTATGCGGCGGGTATCGCAGGCAAGGAAGGTATGTCTGGACTGCTGGCAATCGTCAATGCTTCTCAGTCTGACTTCGACAAGCTGACTGAGGCCATCAATAACTCCAGCGGAGCGGCTCAGAATGTCGCTGATGTTATGATGGATAACTTGGGTGGACAGCTGACCATCCTCAAGTCCACCTTGGAGGGTATCGCAATCAGCTTTGGCAACATCCTTCTCCCTGCGGTAAAGAAGGCTGCTGATGCCCTTCAGAACTTCCTGAACTGGCTGAACGGTCTGACCGATGGCCAGAAAGAGCTGGTTGTGACAATCGCAACGGTTGTAGCAGCCATTGGCCCAGTCCTACTCATTGTTGGCAAGCTCATTACTTCTGTGACCTCAATCATCAAGGTTGTGAACATGCTGAAACCCGCTTTTGCGGCCTTGAACGCTGTTATGGCAGCAAACCCAATCGGGCTTGTTGTTGTAGCAATCGCCGGGTTGATAGCGGCCCTTGTTGCCCTGTACAACAAGAATGAGACTTTCAGAAACTTCGTGGACACGGCCTGGGCTCAAATCAAAGAGGTTATCAGTGGTGTTGTAAACGCCATTGTAAACTTCTTCACAGTCACAATTCCTGGGGCCGTTGACGCAGTGATTGCCTGGTTCCAGACCTTGGTTGACAACATAGCAAATTTCTTCACCGTTGTTATACCTGAGAAAATCAATGAGCTTGTCCAGTGGTTCACGGAACTTCCTGAGCGGATTGGTTATGCTATCGGCTTTGCGATTGGTACACTGGCGAACTGGGTTGTGAGCTTGGCTGAGAAAGCCGCAGAAGTGGGCCCCAAGGTCATTGATGCAATTGTAAACTTCTTCAGCCAGTTGCCGGGTAAAATCTGGAATTTCTTGGTTCAGGCAGTCACAAACTTCGCAAACTGGATTGTTCAGACCAAGGAGAAGGCAATGACCGTTGGTGCCCAAGTCATCGACACGGTTGTAAACTTCTTCACACAGCTCCCCGGTAGAATCTGGAACGCACTGTTACAGGCCATAGCTCAGGTTCAGCAGTGGGGTTCAGACCTCATCTCTTGGGCTCAGACAGCTATCCCCAATGTCATAAGCACAATCACGAGTTTCTTTGAGGAACTCCCTGGAAAAATGCTTGAGATTGGTAAGAATCTGTTGTTGGGTTTGGCCGATGGTATCTCAAGCGCAGTTGGTGCTGTTGTAGACAAGGTCAAGAGCGTTGCCGGCAGTATCTTGAGCGGATTCAAGAATGCCTTTGGTATCCACTCCCCGTCAAGAGAAACCGCAGAAATGGGCAATATGCTCATGCAGGGCCTGGCAGGAGGTGTTTCTGACGCTTCTAATGTAGCTATGTCTGCGGTGATGGAAATGGCTAACATGCTCACAACCAAGCTGGAATCCTTGGTCACGCAGATTACTCAGCTTATGAACTTCGCCGGGAACGCAATCCAGCCCTTTGGAATCGGTGATGCTGAAGACCAGCAGAACATGGCAATCTACGCCCAGCAGGTCACAGACCTCACTCTGAGGGAACAGGAGAACACCAACACAGTGAATATTCTGAACCAAGCCTATACTGTGTTTGCCGGCCTCTGCGCTCAGCTTGTTGAACTGTACAAGGCCCTGGTTGAACAAAATACCTCTATCATAGCAGCCCTGGACAGCCAGAAAGCCGCATATGACCGGGTTACAGCAAGCATTCAGCAGCAAATCTCCGCACTTCAGAAGCTCCAAGCCTTACAGGCAGCAACCTCAGCCGCAAAAACCCTCTCTGTGAGCACCAGTGCTCTTTCCAACTCCAGCGGGGGAGGCTCCAAGACTACCAGCGCAGCAAAGACTGCTGTTACAGCAGCGGCTGCTACGGCGGCTGCGGCAGTGGCTGGGTCTACCTTCGTGTTCAACAGCCCCAAGGCCGTTGTTCCTACGGTTGCGGCCAAGCTCTTGAAGCAGACAGCCCAGCAAATCTCTATGAGTATCAAGTAAGGAGGGTGAGCCATGATTGAATCCTTGGTACTTACAAACACGGTCACTCTCCAGTCCGTGTTATTGGACAAGAATGACAGTGAGTTGGTACTTGATGAAGCAGACCTTGGGACTGTGGAAGGGACGCACCACAGCTACAAGTATGTGAGTCAGGTTGGTGTTTACATCGACAGTACAACCCTTGAACAAAGAACGGTGGCAATCAGTGGTTGGGTTATCGGGGACACATATGATGAGCTCAAAGCCAACAAAGCGGTTTTGAACCGTCTGGTGAATCCGCTCCACACGATTGACGCTGTGGTTCAGAACAAGTACAAACTGACTTTCAAGCCCGACTTCTCTGTCAAATATTCAGTTTCCTATGAGGAGAACAACGAGGTTTTGTGCAAATTTCTGATTCAAGGAACATGCGCTGACCCTATGTTCACCACAAAGGACAAGCAAACCGCTCTGATTGCGTCCATTATCCCCAAGTTTCGTTTCCCGTTGGTTATTCCTCAAAACAAGGGAATCCTGATGGGGCTCAGGGAACCGTCGCTGCTTGCGACTTTGAACAATGGTGGTGACATTGATACAGGCTTGCTCATTACCTTCTCCTGTACCAGTACGGTGACCAACCCCAGCCTGTTGAATGTTGATACACGAGAGTTTATCAAAATCAACAAGACGATGTCCGCAGGTGAACAAATCATTGTTTCCACTGGAAGTGGTGAGAAGTACATCAAAGGTATCGTCAGCGGTGAGGAATCCAACTATTTCAAGTACATGGATTTTGATTCCACTTGGCTACAACTCCATACCGGGGAGAACATTCTCAAGTATGATGCTGATGACAATGTGGATGGGCTTGAGGTGCTCATATCCTTCTTGCCCAAATACCTGGAGGTGCAGTGATGGAGTTGAATTTGTATGTCTTTGACAGCTCCATCACCCCTCTGGGGGTCATAGATGTTGTCACAGGGCTGACCTGGGAGGAAAAGTTTGCCGATGCCGGAAACTTTGAGCTGTGGTGTCCGTTGAATGACCAAAACGCAGAGCTGTTACAAGAGGATAACCTGTTGTGGATTGGTGGAGAATCCGCTGGTGTGATTGAATTCAAGGAGCTGACCAGCGATGAGGAAGGCACAGAAACAATCCATATACAGGGCCGCTTGGCTGAGAGTTATCTTGATTACAGGACAATCTACCCAACTGTGTCAATGACAGGGAAAATCAGCGCCATACTTCGCAAACATGTGGAGAGCAACTTGATAAACCCTACGGACACGGCCCGGAAAATCCCGAACATTGAGTTGGCCTCAGACCAAGTAGCCTATGGCGATTCTGTTTCCTATCAAAAGACGGGTGACACAGTTTTGTTGGAGGCTTCAAAGCTCTGTGAAGCCAATGAGCTGGGGTTCAGGCTCCAATTCTTTCCCCGGCTTTACAAGTTTGTTTTCCGTGTGTATCAGGGTACAGACAGGACATTAGACCAATCTGAGGTCAACCCGGTATTGTTTTCATCTGACCTTGATGACATACTTGAATCGAACTACTCACACAACAAGTCTGAGCTCAGAAACTTCGCATATGTTGCGGGTGAAGACAGCGGTACAGCCCGCAAGGTTCAGACAGTTGGTTCAGCAACAGGAATTTCCCGCAGGGAACTGTTTGTTGATGCAAGGGACTTGCAGAGTGAGAAAGAGGATGGAACAGCCATACCAGAATCTGAGTACAACTCTATGCTGGTTGAACGGGGCAAGACCTCTCTTGAGGATTACAAGGACATTGAATCGTTCTCTGCAACGCTGAGAACATTTGGTGTTACCGGGTATGTGTTCGGGGTTGACTTTTTCCTTGGTGATAAAGTCACCGTATATGACAGCAGACTGAAGGTCAGAACCAATGCTGTTGTGACTTCCATTCTTATGACATATGATGAGGATGGTGAGCGGATGGACATCACTTTTGGGTATGAACAGCCCACAATCGCAAATAAATTGAGAAGGAGGATGTGACAATGTCCTACACAAGCGGATTTTTTGATTCAGTGGACTTGGGTGGTGGGAACTATGACCGTGAATACAGCGCAGCCGTGTTTGCCCATTACTTCAGTTTGCTGGTCAAAAATGGAGTTTTCCCTGACCCCTCTACGGGTATGCAGGTCAAGGCTTCAGTCAGCCCGGATATGCATGTCAGTGTTCAGCCTGGCAGCGGATGGGTAAATGGGTATTATATCACTGTGCCGGAAAACGGCCCTGAAGCGCTAACTGTTCCCACGGCCAACCCTTCTCTGTCCCGTATTGACTCTGTTATAATGGGGTTGAACTATGTGGAAAGAGAGATTCAGCTGTACATTAAGTCTGGTGCAGTATCGGCCAGCCCGTCTGCGGTTTCCCTCCAGCGGGATAATGACCTGTATGAGATGGAGCTTGCTCAGATTACTGTTGCCGCTGGTGTGGCAAGTATCTCTCAGTCCAACATTACCGATATGCGGCAGAATACTTCCCGCTGCGGTATCGTGAAGGGAACGATTGACCAGATTGACACCACAGACCTGTTTGCTCAGTATAACGATGCTTTCCAGACTTGGTTTGCTGACATTCAGGCCCAGTTGAGTGGCGATGTAGCAACCAACCTTCAGAATCAGATTAACAATTTGAAATCTGATAAGGTAAATGTATCTGATAAGGCTAATACAAAACAAGCTCAGGCTGGCACTGATAACACAAAGTGGATGACCCCTTCTTTGGTAAAATCTTTTTATACAGCCCTCAAAGCAAGCCAATCTGAAGTTACTACTGCCACAAACGGAGACAAATGGGTGTCACCTCTCACTCTTGGGCAAAGAATTTCACCCATACTTCAAAATATACTAAAAGTTACAAATCTGGAGCTTTTGGTTGAATATACCACAGCTGGTTCAAGAACAGCCAACATACCGGCTGATGCGGATATAGTCTATGCTGTAATAATTGGTGCTGGCGGAGGTGGGGCTGGAGGTAAAGTTGGACACTACGAACAATCTGAAGGAGGATTTGGTGGACAAGGCGGAAACCTTCGGTTAGTAGGCCCAATCAAGGCGTCCTCAGTAACAAACAAAAATATTGTGGTTGGTGCTGGTGGTACAGGCGGTGCTGGAGAGATATATGCTGGCCGTAATTCAAGTTCAAACAAAGCTGCAATTAAAGGGAACAACGGTGGTAGCTCATCTGCTTTTGGTGTATCTGTATCTGGCGGTGCTGGTGGAAAAGTATCTGGTTCAAATGCGAGTAGTGCACAGCCTGCAGAGGTAGCTGGTGGCTTGGGTTCAACTTCGCATAATACTGCTGGAGGGGCTGGTGTACTTGTTGATACCATTTCTTGTAAGACCTCCTCAGCTGGAGGCGGTTGTGGTGGTGGAGTTGATACAGCTGGAAGCTCTGGAGGAACCTCAAGCAGAGGTTCAGGAGGGGCTGGTGGACAGGGAGCTGCATCACAGAGGGATAGGCAATCTGGCTCTAATGGAGCTGCTGGAGGTTTAACCTGCGGCGGCGGCGGTGGTGGTGCTGGTTCAACTTCCTATGAGTCAGGAACCCGAACAACAGGGGGTACTGGTGGTACAGGCGGGGCTGGGTATGTAGCAATCTATGTAATCAGAAAGGGGGCATAATAATGCGTATTGTTCATGTACTAAATAATAGGGTAACTGAAATAGTGCCTGAATACGCTCTCCCGGTATTGGATTGGTATGGCCCAGAGTTTGCTTCACATTGTATTGAAGCTCCTGACCAAGTTCAACCCAACTGGAAATACAATCCTGTAACTGGCACATTTTATGAGCCAACTGATGAAGAGGAACTCACCCTTGAATCTCTCAAAGCTGAGAACAAACTTCTCAAATCACAACTTCAGGCCCAGGTTGACAGGTCTGATTTCATCGAGGACTGTATTGCTGAAATGGCAATGGAAGTGTATGGTGGTGTATGATGAGGGAACTTTTCTGGGCCCTTCTCATAAATATCTTTTTATCAAAAGGAGGAAAAACAATGATGGCAATGTTCTTCGCACAGCGGGTGATTCTGGGCAAGACCGAGTTTGACCAGGTGCCCAAGGCTCTGAAGCAGGGCGTGGCTGAGGTCTTGATTGACAGCGGTCTGCCTGAGCTGGTTCCTGTCGAGTACGGCGGCACCCTGGAGCAGTGACCCACCGGGGGAGGGCTTTCCAGCTCTCCCCCACCCTGTAAAAATTTGTGCTTGACTTTTATCCCGTTTCATAGTATGATAACGGGTGAAGGGAGGAAACCATGAACAAACAGCCTGTTTCGTATCTGCAGACTGACCCCCGATGGAAAAATAAGGATTACTCAGCAAAGGGTGAGTCCACCACCATCGGTGCTTCTGGTTGCGGCCCCACGGCTGCGGCTATGCTGATTGAGACCTTGACTGGCAAGACCTTTACCCCGGTTGATGCCTGTAAATGGTCTCTGGAGCACGGATACAAGGCAGTTAACCAGGGTACATACTATGCGTATTTTGCCCCCCAGTTTGCTGCTCACGGTATCAATTGCTATCAGCTCAGCTGGACCAATGTATATCACAATCCCACATCCTCTATCCACGACAAGGCTTTTGAGTTGCTCAAGCAGGGCTACTACCTGATTGCGCTCATGAAAAAGGGCAACTGGACTTCTGGTGGCCATTTTGTTGTAGTCTGGTGGGAGGATAACAAGGTGAGAATCAATGACCCTGCGAGCACCAAAGATAGCCGGGTCAACGGTGACATCAATACCTTCAGGAATGAAGCAGCCTACTACTGGGTGATTGATGCCAGAAGCTACAACAACAGCGGCAATACGGGTGACCAGACTGATACACCGGCAACCGGGTATGAGACATACACGGTCAAGTCTGGTGATACTCTGTCCGCAATCGGTAAAAAGCTCAACATTGATTGGAAGGTCATTGCTGAGCTGAACGGCATCAAAAGCCCGTACACCATTTATGCCGGACAAGTTCTCAAAATCTCTGCCAAGGAGGAAGAAGAAATGGCCAAAACCTATGTTCATCTTCAGGATGTGCCTGAGAGCTATCGTCCCTCAATCCAGAAGCTGATGGAGAAAAAAGCCCTGAACGGGTACAGTGACCCTGACCCCAAGCGGCTTGATGACAACATCATCAATGTGACTGAGGACATGTGCCGGGTGTTCACCGTTCTGGATGCTCTGGGAAAACTGGACTGACGGAGGGTGAACGCCTATGGAAACTGTACTGTTTTGCTGCAGTATTGTAGCATGCTTGATAGGCGTTCTCACATTTGTGGTTGGTATGAATGGACGGTCAAAAGAGGACGGTGTACTGGTCCAGAAAATCAACCAAGCAATAGAGGGTATTGAGGAGCTCAAGACCGATGTGAAGCAACTTTCTACAAGCGAACAATCCCTTGCGCTCCTTGTTAACTCTCATGAGGAACAGATAAAAACCCTGTTCAGGATGCATGATTCATCCGATGCAAACACACAAGCCCTTATCACAATTATGGAAACCCTGAAACATATAGAAAACCGAGGTGCATAACAATGAAGCCAGAAGGAAGCTCAAGGACATCCCTGATGTATCCCGATTTGATGACCTGTTGGAACGGTCTACACTGACCGATGAGGACAAGGAAATCTTGCGGTTGCATTATCTCAAGGGCAAGGACTTCAGATACATTGGAGACACCTTGGGTTATGCGGAGGTCACAATCAAGAAACGACACGCAAAAGCTCTTGCAAAACTCAATAAACTGTTTTGAGAAACCCCTTCACTGCTACGGCGGTGAGGGGGTTTCTTTTATCCTTTTTGTATCCTTTCGGAATCCTTCTTGTATACCTTTTGTCAGCCCTTTCGTTATATAATTGAATTGTAAGGGGATGGGCCTTACAATTCAATTACAGGAGGTACAATGACATGTACGGTCAACCGACCTACTATCCAAACCCCGCTATTCAAACAGCTCAACAGCGGCTCCAAATGATGGAAGCCCAGTACCCTCAGTTTGCCAATCCTGGCATGGGTTATCCTCAGCCGGGTAACTACCCAGCCAACCCTCAGCAAACAGCCTCTGCTGCGCCTATTCTCAAAGGGCGGCCTGTTTCTAATGAGGAGGAAGCAAACGCTGCTATGATTGATTTTGATGGGTCTCTGTTTGTATTCCCGGACAAGGCTCATGGGAAAATCTATACAAAGCAGCTGGGTCTGGATGGCAACATCATCTTTCTTAAATACTCCCTGGAATCCGGGGGACAACCCGGAAATGGCCAGAATGCCACCTCTGCTGTGGTCAGTGGCCAGGATATGAGCGAGTATGTGAAGAAGGATGACCTGAACCAGAAATTGGCAGAAATCCACCAGAGATTCAACGGGCTGGAGCAGAGATTGCCCGTGAATAACGGAGGAAGCAGCGGCAAAGGAGGTAACAAGTGATGAACTTCAATCCGATGCAGATGATGGGTATGCTGATGAACGGCGGGAAGGGCATGAACCCTATGGCCCTTGTCATGAACCAGCTGAACAGCAACCCTATGTTCAGACAGGCTCAGCAGATGGCTGAGGGGAAATCCCCTGAAGAGCTGAAGCAGACCTGTGAAAACCTCTGTAGACAGAGGGGCATCAGCTTTGATGATGCTTGGGCACAGTTTCAATCCCAATTCCCTGGGTTGAAATAAATCTATTACAAGGAGGACAATTGTATGGGTATGGAATCTGGTAGCGGTCTGTCTGTGGCTGATGCTCTTGCGCTGCAGAACAGAAACAACGATGGCATGTTTGGAGGGGCAAACGGCACCTGGATTTGGGTGTTCTTCCTGTTCTTCCTGCTTGCCTGGGGCGGCGGTGGCTTTGGCTTTGGCAACAACGCAGCGGCTCAGGGTGCTCTGACCCGTGCTGAGCTGTACGATGGCCTGAACTACAACCAGCTGGAGAACGCTGTGCGTGGTATCCAGAGTGGCCTGTGTGATGGCTTCTACGCTCAGAACACCACCATGCTGCAGGGCATGAACGGCATTCAGAACCAGCTGTGTCAGGGCTTCAACGGCGTGAACAGCAACATCGCTGAAAGCCGTTTTGCCGCTCAGCAGTGCTGCTGCGAAACCAACCGGAACATTGATGCGGTGCGCTATGAGAACGCACGCAACACCTGCGACATTGTTAATGCTATCAAGGCTGACGGCGATGCCACTCGTGCTCTGATGACTCAGAACACCATCCAGGAGCTGCGTGACAATCTGCAGGCGGCTCAGCTCCAGCTGGGCAACATCTCTCAGACGCAGACCATCATCAATGCGGTGCGTCCCTTCCCCATTCCCAGTTATATCACTTGCAGTCCCTATACTGCAGCGAATGGCTATGGGGTTTGTGGTTGCGGCAACGGCTGCGGCTGCTAACATCTGAATACTGGCATATATTTATGCCCAACTTGAAGGGGAGGGCACACTGCTCTCCCCTTCTATCTATGAAAGGAGCTTTTGTATGAATAATCAGTATGCAAAATCTTGTATCCGGGTATACAACAACACCGCTCAGGCTTTCACGGCTGCTCTGACTCCTCTGAATCTGGAAGGAACCCCTGTTGTAAACAGCGGGTGCTCTCTGACCCTGAACACGGCCAGCATCCGGGTTAACAAGTCTGGTCTGTACCATCTTTCCGCTGATGTCACCTATACTCCCACCGCTGCGGGTGTAGTCATCCTTCAGCTGTACAAAGACGGGGTTGCCCTTCCCTGCGCCATTGCTCAGCAAACCGTAGCAGCTGGGGATGTGTATACAAGCCACATTGAAACTGACCTGTGCTTGACTACCTGCTGCGTGAACCATCCTCTCATTACTCTGGACATCAGCGGTGTTGCGGGTACAGTAAACCACACCTGTGTGGGTATGGTCAAATTGGCATGACCAATCCGAATGAGTATGAGCCTTTTGGAGAGGCTTGACAAACTGGGAGGAGGGACAACAGTTGGCAAAGAATAGGGCACTGTTTGCTGAGTACGAGCCCAAAAACTGTAAAGATGTCTTCAGTGTCATCAATACAAGACAAATTACCGCTCTCATGTTCCATGATGAGATGGCAGATTTGTTCGACTTCCTTGGCCTGAGAGGGTTCAAGCGTATGCATGAATACCAGTACTTGGCTGAATCTGCTGAACATCGCACGCTCAAGAGATATTACCTTAACCATCATGGTATGCTTCTGCCTGATGAAGAGATTGAACCCGTGGATGTCATCCCAGATGATTGGTATCAGTACAATCGAATGGATGTTACCCCGGCTGTTCGCAAACAGGCTGTTCAGAAGGCAATGGAGCAGTACAAAGAATGGGAATGTGGCACAAAGGAACTCTATGAGAAGTGTGCCGCATACCTGATGGCATGGCAGAAGATTGCAGACTTTGACAAGGTCAATGAGCTGGTAAAGGATGTTGACATGGAGCTCAAATATCTGGAACGGCTGTGCATTGAGTTGAAGTCTGTTGAGTACAGCTCAGACTACATAGCTGGACTTCAGGACAGCTACCACGAGAAATACAAGGAAAAGTTCAAAGACATTGGGGTCAGCATTTGTTGAAACAACCCCAACTGTTTATGAAGATTGGACCAAATAAGTATGTTCCCGTGGAGCGGCCCTGGCCTGACCACGACATCTATGTATGGGATGATTCTCTTCAGCGCATTATTCTCAAAGAGAGGGTTCAGCAGACCCACTAATGAGGTGCCCCCGGTTTTCAGGCCGGGGGCATTTCTTCATCGTAGGATGGCCGCAGTGGTGTTTTTAGTCCGGGGATGGTAGTTATACACCCCCGGCTGCTCCATGCGAAAATAGGCTGAGAGGAATGGCGGCAGGGAGTGAATACGGGCCGGGTGCGGGTATCTCTCCCACTTCCCGGCCCGGTATCGGTCTATTAGAGCACCCGGCAACGGGTGAGCTCAGTCTGCATAATGCCTTTGTACTCATTGTGACCCTTGATGGTGCCCTTCAGGGAAACTCTGGTGTTATCAGAAATCTCATCAGAATCTCCAAGCCACTTCCCGGTTTTCCAGGTGAAGATGTTACCATCAGGAGCAGTGAGCTTGTACAGATAGGTGTACCCAAACTGGGTTTCCCAGCCAGTCAACAGACGAACACGGAGGTCATGGAGCTCAATGCGGTCACCCTCAGCTCCAACCCAGATAGACTTCTCATCAGCTCTGTGGGAGAACTCCTGACGGGCTTTGCGCTCCATCTCACGGTTGTAAACCGCAACAGCAGAACAAATCAGGCCAAAATCCCGGCTTTCACAGAACTCTTTATGGCACACAGCCTTCAGGTTGGTATTGTACCCGAACTCATCAGCCAGGGAGGGCACCCAGGTCAGAATCTGCTCAACACGCTCTTTGTTGCCACGGTGGTCAACATTGAATCCATCTTCCTTGACTCTGTCTTCCCAACCAGTCTGCTGGAACATCTGCTCACGGACGATGTCTTGAGTGCTGACACCCTCAGAATAGGTCTTGGTGTAGCCATACAACCGAACAGCCTCAACCGCATACTGAAGAACTTCAGACACAGGGTAATAGGGCTTGAAACCGGGGGTGGGCTGCTCTCCCTTAATGAGCTCATCAAACCAAGCCACATAAGCGGTCACGGCTTCAGCAGACAGACCTCTGGTGAAATCCTTCAGGCAGGTCTTGCCAACCTGTTTGAACTCACCGCTGATGGTATTGCGGATGAGGTATGTGTCTTTGCGGTTTCTCTTGGTCTGGCAGTGGTCACAGCGGGTATCGGCGGTGTAATAGCTCTCAGGAATCTCAACTTCAGGACGGAAAGAACGGATGATGTTGATGGGTTTAGAGTGCTCAATGGTAGCAATGAATTCCCAATCGCTCACACGGGCCGTTCCAGAAACATTGACAGTAATGAACTTGGCGGTGTGAACCAAACCAGTTTCCTCATCCTTGACCTGCTTGAAGGTCTCACCCAGTTCCTCATAAGAGAACTCACAACCATATGCAGCGCACTTCTTCTGGATGTTGGTCAGCTTCTTCTGCAGACGGGGCATATTGTCCTCAAAAATCTCATACAACATTGTTTGTTCCTCCTTGGTGTCGTTCCTTATTTACAGGTCAATCATACTACCAACTGAATCAAAAGTCAAGCACTATTTTGAAAAATTTTCAAAAAGAAACCCCGCCGTTTGGCGGGGCTTGCTTTTACCAATTTCTGACCTTTGCGAAACTTCTGCGGCGGTCAGGCATGAACACGAAAAGGGTTACACTGTGGTCAGCCGCTTCTTCATAGTTGAAACAAATCTCGCAGGACACTTCATAGAATCCCAACTCATCCGGGCCGCTGTGACCATAAGCAGTCACCTTGCAATCAGTGCGGCCATAGAACTTATTGGCAGCGGCCTCAGCCTTTTTGATTTCACTCTTCAACAGGGTTTCCAGCTTCTTCATATCAAAATCCTCCTCAGTTTGTTTGGGGTGTTTCTCAACCTTACAATATGATTGTACTACCAATCCAAACAAAAGTCAAGAGGTTTTTCAAAAGTTTTCTGAAAAATTTTCAGTGAGCCTCAGCCCCATTCATTACAGCCTTGACATAGTCCTCTTTGTCCTTCCAGCACTGTAGTATATCCTGGTCAACGGTTTTACCCGTAGACATAGTTGCTACAAAGTGGTAATACAAACAGGGGCTTTCCTGACCTGGGCGGTGTACCCGTTTCCGGGCTTGGTCATACTTGCCAAGAGAGTGGTCCAGAGTGTAAAAGATACAAATATGAGCACGGGTCAAGTCTATGCTTTCAGAGCCAGATGTGTACTGAACACCCAATATCCGGGTTTTCCCGGCTTTCCAAACCTCCAGCGTGTCCTCTGAGCCTGACACTTCAGAATATCCACAGCCCAGCCTCTCAGCCACTTTTCGGATGGCATACAAGTCTTTTCTGAACTTGGCGAATATGACCAGTGGCTCCTCATCAGGGAGATTCTTCACAAAGTTGTACAGGAATGTTCGCCTGTATGTGCTGATTCTTTTCAGCTCTTTTGTACCATCGTCATACTCAATGGGAAGATACCCGCTTGTTACCTGCTGCTTTCGGATAATCATGGACAGCACATTGTTGACTGTCATAAACCCTTCCCCAAGCTCAACAGCACCCTCTTTTGCCAGCTCCCTGTACACTTCCTCAGTCTTTTGGTCCATAGGGACTTTGACAACCATACGGGTTGTTTTTGGGAGTTTAACAGTTGACTTCATGTAAAAAGCGCAACTGAACATTTTCTCTCTCAGTCTGTCCAAGTTCTTGTAGGGTTGTTTCTTGTTCAGTATCGGGAAACCAACCCTGGAGCTCAGAGCTGTATCAACATTCTGGTATTCCTCACAGAATGCATAATAGTTGGTTCCAAAAATCTCAGGGTCAAGAAATCTGTACTGCGCATAAACATCCATGGGGTTTTCTGCCAACGGAGTGCCCGTGAGAAGGTATCGGTGTGGCACGGCCCGTCCTAAACGGGCAAGAAACCTTGAACACTTGCTGCTGGGGGACTTTATTCTGTGACTTTCATCGCATATCACGCAGTCAATCCCCAGCTTTTTGTAGAACAGCATCTTGTCCAGGGGTTTCCTCCAGACTGATTCATAGTTGCATATGAATATCAAGGGTTTGTCCTTTGGCTGTTTCATAGCCAACTGAAGCTCATTCTTTTTCCCTTCCCAGCTCAGATTATGGAGCGGGATGACATTGTCATATCCCAGCCCTGAGTGAAGTTTAATCTGAGGGGGCCAAACATCACAAGGCTTTTTTGGAGCCACAACCAGTACCCGTTTGAACCCCCGGTTGATAATCAGGTCAATGAACACCTTGGTTTTGCCGCTGCCTGGTTTGGTATAGAGGGCGGCTGCGTCTCTGTCATACAGATACTCCAAAGCCTTGAGCTGGTGTTCCCAGGGTTTTGTCTTCATTGTAAATCCGTGAACAACCATAGGCTCACCCCCAATCAGGAATATCAAACCAAGACAAACAGTTGTTGTCCTCAACCCTTTCTTCATAACCAGGGTATTCTTCCCAGTCAAAAGAGAACAACTTGTAAATCATAGCCATGCTGTAAATAACCCCAACAACACACCCGGCGTTCTTCCATTTCCTCAGCTCAAGTCTTTGCTTTTTACTTGCCTTGTACTTATGGTCAGGGGTTTTCAGCTCCAGCTTGAACATCCTGCCATGGAAACAACCGTTGATATCAGGTCTGCCCGATTGTGAAGCATTTCCTGAGACATTCTCTGCTTTACAACCGGGCAGCTGGTTGAGGTAATCAAGTGCACGGCTTTGAAATGTAGATTCAAGCCCCACTTGTATCCCCCTCTGTGAATTTGAATGCGGACATGCCGCAAATCGGACAAACAATGTCGTGGTCATTCTCTTGACCGCAGTTGGTGCAAACCCGTCTCACCCTGCCGGGTCTGTATACGGGATTCTTCATCCCTTCATAGAACTGACAGAGCTTTGCAGCGCAGCTGTCGCACAGCTCCTGATTGGATGTAGGTGTAGCAAGGGGCATATCAAAACTACACCCACGGGTACTCTCTTTGGGCAGGAGATTGAGAACCATATAGTCATCCTTGGTAATCTCATTGCCACAGCAATCACACAAGCGTTTCAGAGACATCAGACACCCTCCTGTTCAACCGGGATTCTGAGGAACTCCCCAGACCGGGTGAGAACACCGCAGCGGTCATCGATGTACATGTCAGCAAACACCTTTCTGGTATCGCCTCCATACAGCACCTTGACCTCATCGATGTTCTCATTGATAGCGTCAAAGTGAAGCCCTTTCTTGGAGCAGAACTCAACCGCATCGTGAAGGGCATCGCCGTTTCTGCAGCTCCATAAGATGAGCTTGTACCCGTTCTTCTGCGCTTGAATAACCGCATCCCAGACAGTCTTGTTCACTTCCCCAATCAGGGGGAATCGGTCTTGGACCAGAGTGCCGTCAAAATCAACGGCAAGGACGGGGGGCAAATTGCTCCCACTGTTGCGTACTTCATTCATGCTCATCGTCTTTGCAAATCCCTTTCCATATGTGTTGATACCCAAACCCTGACCCAGCCTTGGTGGTCTGTAGCAGACTTTCTCAGCAGATGAGGGTATGCGCTGCTGTATTTGTCCAGTATAAGTTCCCTGAGAATGGTAATGTCCTTGGCGGTTGTCATGGGGAGGTCAATATTGAAATCCTCTTTGGCCCATTTGGACACAAAATCTGCCATCTCAAACCGCTCTATCCCCATGGTGTCAACGAACTTCAAATACAACTCTTTGGGAGCATAACAAAGGTGTTCCCAAACAAGTTTGTCCCTGTTCTCATCAAGAACTTTTATCAGGAACTTGATAAGCCCATCCCGCATGATACCACCTCAGCCTTCAGTTTACGGGGGGCAGCTCTGCAATGTTCTTCTTGGCTGCCTCATAGTCCCTGGAATAGATGTGCAGGGAACCAGCATAGTGCGTGTACTGTCCAACCTCAACACCCAGCTCCATAGCAAGGAGCATCTGGAGGAAGCAGAAACTGAACATGTCATAGGGAACTCCCATCCAGATGTCGTTGGAGCGCATATGGGTGGACATGTTCAGCTTTCCATCCCGGATGAAAAACTGGAGATACACCGTGCAGGGTACATCCTTGGTTGGCTTGTTGCTGGCATCCTTGATGTGGATAACGGCCTGACGGCTGCTGGGGTCTTTTCTCAACAGCTCCTTCACATACTCCCACTGGTTGAACCCGAACTTGTCAAAGATTCTCCAGCCGTATGCAGAGTTGTTTGTCTCACCGTCATCAGAGATGTCAGCCCACTTCTTGGCAAACCGGGAAATGTCCTGAACCCGGTTGGAGCCAGAGAGGTACCAGGCCAGCTCACCCACAGCATACCGCATAGGCATCTTGCGGATGGGGTTGTTCACGATATTCCGGGTGGGGTCTTCAACACAGAAAACTGCGTCACAAATCTCACCCACAACAGCCCCGTCTCTGGAGCCAGCAGTGTAGCCCTCCTCAGCCTGAGCCTGAAGAGCGTTGAACGCTTCCAGCCAAACATCGTTGACTGTCTTGCCGTTGAATACTGTAACCATTGTGATTATTCCTCCTTCACAAACCCTTGGGGCCTCATGAGCTGTTCGGCCCTTCTTTCAGTCAGCTCCATAAGAGCATAATTGGCGATGTCCATCAGGGTGTCCTCAATCTTTTCGTCAGACACCTTGCACTCATATCCGGGTTGGATAATCGTGTCCAGACGGTTCAGCTTGTCGAACAGTCTCATGCAGACAAAATTGGGGTATCTCTTTCTGAGCTGGGAAAAGGAATCCCCATAGTCAGCATTTTTCCGCTCATACAAGGAATGGGTGCTGTCACACAGCTCCTTGTGAATCTGAACTTTATCCATATCAGTTCACCCCCGTTGAGCCCCAGCCGCCTCTGTTCTTGTCAGGAAGGTGGTCAACCTCCTTGAAAGTAAGCTCAGGCTGAAGCGGATAAATCATGAACTGACAGATGCGGTCATTCTTGTTCAGGTGAACATCCCTGGTAGCATAGGCGAAAAAGCCCCAGATGTCCTCATCTCCGCAGAAGGAGTTTTCAAACACCCCAATGCTGTTTGCCTGAAGCAGACCAGTGCGCTTGAAAGTGCTGGAGCGGGGTGCCAGAATAGCTCCATAACCGTCAGGCAGCTTCATAGAGATGCCCAAACTGATGAGCTTGGATTCACCCGCCTTCAGGTCTGTATCCTCAGCCACACGCAGGTCTACCCAATCACCAATGGGAACCTTTTCGGGCAGCTGTACATCTGTGTGTCTTTTGACCAGAATCTCCATTGTTACCTCCTGTATTTGTCTACGGTTTTGAGAAAAGCGGGCAACATGTTCCGCTTCTTCACCTTGGCTGAGTTCACTTTAATAGAGGTGAACCCGGCCTCAGCAAATGCGCTCACATTCCTTGCCACAGTATTCCACTTTCCTGCCACCGCAGCCTCGTTGATGGGTTTACCCCCATTGCGTTTATAAACACGGCTCAGTGCCACATCTACGGGTGGGAGAAGGGACACCACGATGACTTTCAGCCGCTTCTTCCCATAGTAGTCCTCAACCTCATGGAACAAGTCAATGTAGGTTGAGCGGATAGTGCTGGCCATAATACCCTCCATGAGTACATCGTACTCAGGAAACCCGTCAAGGGCTGCAAACAAGGTCAACTTGGTGACCGCATTGTTCTTCAGGGTATCCAGGCCACCTGTTTTGTTGAAGTATGTTCCCAAGGCAACCCAGCCATAGGAAGGAAAGACGGTGATGGCACTGATTTTCTTCCCGTCACTCCCCACAATCTCGTGTACATACATCTTGGGGTCATCCATCATGGACATGGGGATGGTAGACTTTCCAGCCCCATTACAACCCCGGACATTGACCAGTACTCTACTCAACCCCAGTCAACCCCTCTCTCAGCCACAGCTTTTTTCGTTCCGGGCGTATTCCATCCCAGTCATGGAACTCCCCAAGAAACCGTTTATCAAACATTTGTTCTCTGAGGTCAAAAGCCCTGTCCCAGATATACTGGAAGTCAGGCAATACACGCTCATACTCCCTTAACACACCCAGCTCTCTATCGTGGTGAAATCCTCCATAACGAGCTGATTTGAACAGGTTTCTGAAGCTGCAGATTTTTCCAATGAACAAGTTGATATCATTGTCTTGTTCAGGGTAGACCTTTTCAATCCCCCTCTGAACAATCTCAAGTTTCTTGGTCAGGAGCTTTTCTGACACAGGCAGTTTCCCGGTCTTGTCATATTCATTTGCTTCCTCATCGTAGTAAAAGATGTTCAACAACCCGGAAGTGAGGTTGCTGCACTTCTTCCAGTTTAACAGGGAGGGCTCAGTCAGCTCCACATCAAAGTATTCACCCAAGTACAGGATTGACTCCATAAACAGGTCTGCCGCAAATCTGCCTGTGTAGGGTATGGCAGAAACCGCATTGAACACCCGTCTGTAATCTTCCACAGGGTCACCCTCAATCAAGCCTCTCAGCCAATCGTAGGGCCTACGGTGTGTGGTTCTGATAAAAGCCTCCATCAAGGTTGGAAACCAATCCATGTTCTTGGCATATTTTCTGGATGAGCCAAAATCAAGGAAGGGCTTGGCCTCCTGCCAGAATCGCTGGCAATAGTCCTTCACTGTTTTCGGGGTCAGGCTTCTCCAATCAAACAGCTCCTGTAACAGCATACAGGTTATTTCATTGTATGTAGCCGACATATACCAACACATCATGACTGCGTCATCACGGTCTGGTACCCAATCAACAATGTAGTTCCCCATAACCCGGTAGTGGATGCTTGGTACTTCATGTTGATACTCAACAAACTTTCCCATTCTCCAGTCCCCGCCTGTATCACCTGGGATATGATACAAGTCCATAGAATCCTCCAGAAATCGGGGGAGGGGGCCGCAGCCCCCTCTTGCCCGTCAGTTAGAATGGTAAATCAGATGGTGGCCAGCCGATGACATCTCAGTCATCATCGTCCTCTTCCCAGTCATCATCCTCATCGTCATCCTCATCCTTGGCTTTCTTCTTGGACTTGGCAGAGGACTTCTTGCTGGACTTGGCGGGGGCAGCTTTCTTGCCCTTCTTGGACTTGGCGGGGGGCTCATCTTCCTCCTCATCATCGTCCTCGTCATCGTCTTCATCATCGTCCTCATCCTCTTCAGGCTCAGGACGCTTCTTGGACTTCTTGGTGGAGGTAGACTTGGCAGGAGCTTTCTTGCCCTTCTTCTTGGGGGCTTCTTCCTCCTCATCGTCCTCATCATCCTCGATGTCCTCATCGTCATCGGTGTCCTCATCATCGTCATCGTCCTCACCGGGCTTGATGTAGGAGGAAATCTTGGCCCGCTTCTGGCTGTTGTATTCATCGTGGATGACATCGATGATACACACCTTGCCCTCCATCTTGTCCAGGTCCAGGATCAGCTTGCCGGTAGACTTCATGCCAACCGCATCCAGGAAACTCTTCAGCTTCCACAGGGCCTTTTCGGTCAGGGAGAAGGTCTCAAAGACGGTGTTGCCCTTGGCGCTTCCCTTGATGACCTCAAACTGGGCCTTGATGCAGTCATCGCCGCTGCCCTGCACCTCACCCATCTCAGCTTTCTTCAGCTGGGCCAGCCACTCTCCTTCAGGGCAGCGGGTGAAGCTCTCAACACCTTCCATGTTGACTTTGACTTTTCTGCTCATTGTTTGGTTCCTCCTGTAATTGTTAAATTATTCCTCAACCGCACCAATAATCTCCATGAACTTGTCATAGGTAGGATTGATGATGCGGGAAGGGACTTTGATTGACGGGTCAATCTGGAGCTTGGTCCAGTAATAGGGGTTGGGGCCAATATCGGCGGCATACTTGACCACTTCTTTGGTTCTGTTCCCCTTGGTGACCTCCTTGGTAATCTTTGTGGTGTGAATACCATAGTTGGCCATACCCTCCAAATAGGTGCGTGCACCCTTGGACACAGAGGGTCTGATGTCCGGGGCAATCTCATCTTCCATACCTTCAATTGCGTCTGTGCTCTCGTGGCAGGTCAGGACAACAATGTGTCGTTTCGCAATCTTGTGCATGGCCTTGATGACTTCCTCAGTCTCAGTCTTGAGTTCACCCCAGAGCTGTTGTGTCATCTTCTTGTTCTTGCTGATGACATTTTGGTCTGTCCACTCATTGACCAGAAGAGAGAAAGTGTCAACAACAACTGTCTTGTACTTCTTGTCCTTGAGCAGCTCTTTTGCGATGTCCTTGAGCTCTTTGACCGTTGAAACGGATATTGCGCTTATACCCTCTACATGGGCGATGGTATTGGAACCATCATCACCAATCTGAAGGTACAGAAGGGGCTTGGGGAAAGTGGAAGCAACATAGGTCTTTCCGCTGTTTGACTTTCCATACAGCACCCAAAGGTTGCGTTGACCCAATTCCTGGATGTCAACTGCTGAATCTAACAGGGCCATTGGAATCCTCCTTGTTTAATCGTCCGAAAACAGAGAACCCAACAGGAGAGTGGAGAGAAGAACACCCAAGCGATTGGTGTAGTCATCAGCCGCCTCCTTTTCTTCTTTCTCCAGATGGGAATCAATCTGGTCAAGAATCATGGGCACGGCCTTTTCCTGCATAGCCTTTACAATGGCAATCTGCTCCAGAACATTGGCCGCTCCTTTCAGAATCTGACCAACACCCACTGCACCTTCAGGTGCGTTTTCGTCCCTGCGGGTATACAACCCAACAAAGAAGTTGGGCTGAATCGTCACTGTATCCCCCGTGTTGGGGTCTTCAATCGTGACCTTGAGAGGCAGCGGGGCTTTCTCCTCAGCTCTCTCTTTCTTTGAAGTCTCTGCCGATGACATACTGAACATCTCCTCCAGTCATTTCTGTGTAGCAAATATCATGGTACGGACACCAAGCACAGTCCCGTGTAACATTGCGGGTTTTGTTCTTTTCTCCAAACCTGATAATCTGCTTTGCCGTGTACAAGAAACCGTCCCAAATCACCTCTACCATAGCCGGGTCAATGTCCAACTCAACTTGGAAAAAGAACTCAGGAATGTTTGACTTGTACTTCTCACCCTTTTGAATAATCTCAGGGTCAAGAATCCCGTGTGCCTTGCAGGCCCTTTTCCAGCTCATGGGTGTAATCTTGGTTGATGCCGCCTCACTGAACCTCTTGGACTTCTCAAGCCAAATCGGCTCAGCCGCAGGTGTTGAACGGATGTAATCCCATTTTACCTTGTCGGGTAAAATGCCCCTTAAAAATTGGACTGCCTTCGCATACAAGCACTTCTGTGTGTTCATAACAAGTATGTCCATATTGGGCTTGTTGGAGAAAGTCTTGTGTTCACCAACCGTTATGGACTTCACACCACTGTGCTTCAGCAAATACAGCTCATCAATCTTTCCTACAAATACAATGGGCTCACCCTTGCAGGTACCAACATCAAGCTCAAACTCATGCTCTGTTACTTGGGGTTGCCTCACTCCCTTGTACACCCGTCTGTAGTCCTTGAAGATGTTGAACAAATCCTCTATGTAGTTCTCACCCAGCTCTCCCTGCCAGGAAGCAGGCATCGCATAATAGGTGTCCCTGATTTGTTCCTTCGCATCTCGCAAGGCTTCAGGCTCATTACGGAGCTCAAGGAGCTTATGGAAGTCTGTCCCAAAGTACAGAGGGCGTTCAGGCTTCTTTTTCTCCAATCGCCTCACATACCTCAGCCAATGCTGATACGGGCAACGCAAATAGGAGCTTTCCCTGGAGTAACTAATGTGTATCACACTCACCTCCTATCTGTTGTTTTTATTTGGGGTACAGGCAGAGGGGACTTTCACCCTGACCCTTAACAAGCGTACACATAGTGCTTGCTGCTATTTTAGCAACCTGTACCCGCTGGTGATGATGCAGGGGGAATTGTACCCCTGGCGGAGCGTGTTGGATTTGAACCAACGCACCATTGCTGGTCTACTTGTTTAGCAAACAAGCCCCTTCACCGCTTGGGTAACGCTCCATAAATCGGGACACCCTGGGGAGTTAACTGTGGGTTTGTCCCGGATTGTTTCACCGTTCCACAGCGCAATCTACTTTGGCATACACCGTTTCAAACTACGCTCCCACAGGGCTTTCCCTTGACTCTGCAGTTTACACGGGCTTGTCACCGTTGACCTAAGATGGGCACCTCAGTCAGCCGCATTAAGGGAGGGGCAAACTGCCCCAACCCATATTGATTCAGAATAGAGGAATCAATCAGTCATCGACTTCCTCAAACTCATCGTCATCATCATCGTCTGCCGCTGCCTTCTTGGACTTCTTGGCAGGCTTCTTCGCAGACTTCTTTGCGGGCTTCTTGGCGGGGGCGGGCTCATCGTCCTCGTCCTCATCCTCATCCTCGTCCTCATCTTCCTCGTCCTCGTCATCGTCCTCGTCATCCTCAACGGGGGCAGACTTCTTTGCGGGCTTCTTGGGGGCCTTCTTGGACTTCTTGGCAGGGGCCTCGTCCTCATCCTCCTCATCTTCCTCGTCAGCCTCATCCTCAACCTTGGTCTTGGCCTTGGTTGCCTTCTTGGCGGACTTGCGCTTGGCGCCGGCAGTGGAGGGAGCCACAAAGCTGCCGTCATCAGGGATGATGCTGTTGGCGTACTTCTCCTTGCCTTCCTCGACATTGACCTGCTTGCCGGTCTTGCGGTCGAACACCATCTCATCACCATTCTTCTTCAGCACGGTGATGGTTTTCTTGGTGGTGCTCTCCACGGGGAACACACCCAGCTTGATGCCCGTGAAACCCTTCAGGATGACCTTTTCGCCCTTCTTCATTTCCAGCATTGTAATACACTCCTTAAAATTTTTATTGTGGGAGGGTTTCTGGCGTTCCCTCCTGCTTACACTGGTATCATAACCTATTCTGAATCAAAAGTAAAGAGGGAATTTTGAGAAATTTTTACAAGAGCACAGTCAAATATTCCCCAGTTTCTCATCTTTACTCACGATTGCTCACTATATCGTGTATTTTCATGAATTTTAATGCGTTCCCCACGGCCCCCAACCGATGTCTACATCCAGGGGTACACGGAGCTCAACCCCAAAATCGTCCAGCACTTTCGGGTGCTTCATGATGCGCCTGATTGTTTCATCCACATAGTCCTTGTCCTCAACCCTACACTCACCGATAATAGAGTCATGGACGGTTGCTCCAACCCAAGCAACCCCTTTCAGCTCCTTATTGATTTGGGTTACTGCTGAAATAAGGAGGTCTGAACCTGAACCCTGAACCGGGGTGTTGATGGCTCTACGGGCTGCGCTGGCCCTCTCCCATTTGTTCGGGGAATAGATGAGGGGGAGGCGGCGAAACCGTCCAAACATATTGGATACACCGCCCTGCATCTCGCACAAATCCTCTTGTTCTTTGTGCCAAGGTAACAACCTTGCGTATTTGGCAAAGTACAGGTCACGGATGTGTTTTGCCTCAGCCAGAGTAAACACCTGACCGTAACTGTCCAGAGCGTACTTGACGAACTTCTTTGCCTGCATACCATACAGGAATCCAAAGTTGACGGCCTTTGCCTTGCCTCGTTCCTCTTTGGTTGGTTCCCGCCCATTAGTGAACAACTTGGCAGTCTCTGTATGAATATCGCCATCATGGAGGTAGATATTCAGCATTGTCTTGTCGTTCGCATAGTGGGCCGCAATCCTCAGCTCCAGCTGTGAATAGTCTGCTTCAAACAGAATCATACCTGGGGCACCGCTGAACAGGCCTCTTATGTCTTTTGTCCGGGGGACTTGCTGGAGATTGGGACTGTTACAGGATGTTCGGCCTGATACCACATTGGTCAGGTTGAAGTTGGGGTGAATCCTGCTCTCATAGCAGTCATCTGCCCAACGGTTCAAAAACATCTTGTTTCGGGTTGCTGCGTCCTTATACTGCAAAAGGAGGCTTGGCAGTTCATAGCCTTTCATTGCCAGCTCTTTCAACACATCCGCTGCGGTGGAGGGTGCGCCCTTCCCGGTCTTATAAATCACCGGCATACCCTCCAAATCAAAGAAGGCATGGGCCACCTGAGCTGAGCTGTTCCAGTTGATGTCATAGCGTGACTTCAACTCTTTGAGCAGCCGCTTTTCTTCTTTGTTGTACTTCTTCTTGACACTCTCCAGGGCTTCCAAGTCAAGGTACAGCCCATTGCGCTCAATGTCCCTGTATGCTCTGTAAGCAGGTCTCAAAAGCTCTCTGTAAATCTTCATAGACCGCTCACTCATGTTCTTGTAGAAGTACTGATACAGCTCCCAGGTGTACCGAACATCGCACTTCAGGTATGGTACAATGGTTTCCCGTACACCACCCAGTTTGTCCTTCTTCTTGATGTCCCAATCTGGCACACCCAGATACGCTTGGGCCATCTTCTTCAGGCCATGTTCCGCAACCAGGTCATATGCTGTTCCCATTAACATGACATCCTCGTCAATGGGAATCCTCAGCCCCAAATGGTGCTCTATGAACAGTGTATCAAATTTACCGTTCTGAAGCACTGTCCGGGCTTTCTCTTTCTTGATATGCTTGACTACATTTCTGAACCGTCTCAGGTCATCCTCGTTGGATGCGTCATAGATGAGCATTTTGGAAATCGGGCTGTCAATGTCTTTTGCAAGACCAACCCCAATCCAGGTTATTCTGTCCTTGTATCGGTTCAGGCCAGTGGTCTCAATATCAATTGTGGCAAAACCATAACTCATATATTGACCTCCTCAACGGATGCCTTGAAATTCCCGTTCTCATCAAACAGCTCATTGTACCAGGCCTCTATGTCAATGCCCTTTTCTTTGAGCTTGTATCGTTCCGGGTAAAGGTCATCCAGTTCATAGAACTTTCGCATGCGCAAGTGTTCAGCAAATACATCCAAATAGAACTGCTTCAGGCGTTTCAGCCCCCAGCCGTATTTCTTATGGAGTGTCCAGAGATACATGGTGTCCATATCCAGTGTAAAAGCCTTGTCTGCTTCAAGACACTGCTGATGAATTTCATGCATCATAGCCTGTTCACCAGGCCCTTTCAGGGCTGCGTTTTTTATCTCAGAAGGTTTCATCAGGTACACAGGCTCAGCCTTTGGAAGTTTCCCTTGACGCTCCAGCTTTCTGCGTTCTTTTCGGTTCATGGTTATCTCTCCTTGGGCTTGAATCCCTTTTTACAGCTATTGAATTTATGCATAAGGTCTTTGTTGTACTTTTCACACCTACCCATATGAGGAGATGCTACAGACACAGGCTTCCAGTGAGCGCACTCTTCACAGGTCTTACAACCCGTGCGCTGCTTCCTCATGATGAAGAAATCCTCAAGCATATGAGCTATCAGCATGACCTCTTTCCAGGTTGCCTTTCTCTGGTTGGGGTTTCCTTTGGACACCACAATCCCTTTGTTTGGCTCTTGCTCGATTCTCTCATACAACAGATTGTAGATTGCAACAAACGCAACATCCAAGTCTGTTATAGGCTCATCAATCGGTTTCATTGTCCCAATCTTTTGCTTCAAGTCTTTCTTCACCATCCTTACAGAAGAACATGGGGTCACGCTTCTTCATATCCTTGCTACAGGCCTGGAACACCTGAGCTTTGAATGCGCCCTTCTTCTTGTACTTTTTGTAGTGCTTGCACTTCTTGCAGCGAACAACCTTGTCAATATCCTCAGTGTGGAAATCCTTATACAACCACTTGGATACCTTATCAAGCTCATTTGCTACATCGTCAATTGTGGCCTTTTCCCCGGCAGAGTTTGTGAAGCTCTTGCCGGGGTTTTCCTTGGCCATCTTTCTCAGGAGCTTTACAGCCAACCTGTAAATATCAACCTGCTTCATTGGTATCACCTCCACAGGTATTATAACCGACTTTCTTCAATAAGTCAAGTACCAAAATTTTCTCACGCTGCCCGTTCTTCCTCAGCTCAACTCTGAGTCCAGCCTTGGAAGGGGCTGGCTTGATAATGTGGCAGTCAAGGTTACATACCAACCCCTTGCGATTGATGAAGTACGCCCCATCATAGCCGGGAATTGGTGTCCAACTCCCATCAGATAGATTCACAGTCAAGTCAATCACCCCTTCTTCAGACCAATTCCCAACCATAGATACTCTCTTGACTTCCCATCTCTGGATTCTTTGAACCCTTGTGAACGGATATTTCTCATGAATGAGTGCTTTTTGCTGTTTTCCCGGCCCGTATCCACACAGAAACGGCAGTATGCTTCATACAGTGCGTTCTTTTCCACGGACAGCCCTGCGCCCAGCTCGCACTGTTTAGCAATGAAGGCGTGGATGCTATCAGAATCCTGGCGCAACGCTTCAACATACTTGTCGCTGGTAGATGTACGGGGGATGTCCTTGACGGGAAGAAGGTGGAGCAAATAGGGAATAATCTCAGACACACCTTCCTCACTGCACAAGTCATTGACATAGTCATTGTTCAGAAACAGCTCATTGTTCATGAACAGGATTCTCATGCGCTTGTAAAAGGCGTTGGACTTTTCCTCAAGCTGAAGAGGTAACTGGTTGAAACTGAAAATCAACTTACAGAACGGTACAAAGAAAAACGGCTCTTTGCCCTTCTTCTCATGCATAATTTGGTCACCGCCTGTAATCTTCTTCAGGTTTTCGATGGAAGACAGAGGCAGGGATGAGTTATCTGCGCAGGAGTTGAGCAACCGATTGTACAGCTGAGACGGGTAAAACCGCATATTCAGCTCATGCATACTCAGGGAGGACACATTTTGTTTTCCAACAAGATTCTCAAAGAATCGAATCAACACGGATTTACCTGTATTGGACTGACCGCAGAGAATCATGAATGTCTTCAGGCCATAATCCAAGGTGAGGCAGTACGCCATGTATTTAAGCAACATCTTGATGTCCTCTTTGGGCAGCTTGGTTTTCTTGAAGAAATCATACAGCCGGGTCTCAGTGAATGGCTTATACTCACCAACCGGGTGAGGGATTTGGAGTGTTTGGAGGTACTTGCTGTCATGGGGCAGCAGCTCTCCCCGCTCTATATCCCATACACCATTCTGGAAGTTGATGAGGTTTTTGTCACTGTTCAGCTCAGCCGCAGTCCTCTGAAGCCGAACATCATCGCATATCAGTCTGAAGCACTCCATGATACGGTTTTGTGTAATGAGAGTATCTACAACAATCATGTCTTTTATCGTGTTTCTTACATAACTGCTGGCCTCAACATACACACCATCCCGGTATTGGTAGCACTCCCCGCCCAGTACAAATATGTCACCCTTGTTCACAAAGTAATCACAGATTGCCCGGTGATTGATATTGGTGGGGACACCCTTTGCGCTGTAAATCAGGTATGGATTATCAAACTGCTGCGATGCCTCATACTTTCGGGTGTTCTCAACAATCTTCTCCAGCTCCTTCTCATCCATAGGGTCAGAAAAGATGATACTGTTGATTACATCCGCCATTTCCTCAATCTGTTCATCTGAGGCACCTCTGTTCTTGTATGCCATAAGATGAGCGAACAAGGTTGCGTTTCTTCCATCCCCGTCTTTCAATCCCAGCAAGCTCTCCTTGCGGTTTACCATAGGGGTGAATTCAGGGGGCAGCTCTGCGATTTTACGACACTTGTTGAATCGTCTGCCCTCAGAGCCAAAAGGCAGTATGACATAGCCCTTATTGGCACAGCGGAAATCGCACTTCAACCCGCAAGGGAGAACCATCCCCACCCGCTGAGGGTATTCCTTGTCACACTTGAAATAGAGATGAAGCCCTTTTGGGGTCTGGGCCATAAGGGTTTTGAGGCCAAGCCGCTTCACCACCTTCATGGCTTCTTCTTTTCCTTCATCTATGTCTACAACTATGTAGCCAGACCTGACCCACCAGCCAATCTGCCCTCCAGAAAACAGATGAGCATCTGCGGCCTTTTCGTTCACAATGGAGTTGTCAAGCCTTTTCTTTCCCATACAACGCACATAGCTGTCTTGACCGATGAGGGAGTCAAACTCACTCAGCTTCATGCGTTATTCCTCCTCAGTGGGTTCAAACATGCTCCCATCGGTCTCAACGCACTTTCCGCAACGCTCTCCCGGCTTGAGATTCTTGAAATTGCCCCGATGTCTACAGCGGCCACAGGGCAACGCTTTCTTGTAGTTACTGTGTTCAGGCCCACAGCCATAACAGGGCCCAACCGTTCTGGGATTGCTGGAATAGGCACACCCCTGGCACCCGGCTTTGATGCTGAGCTGTCCGGGGACTTCCCTATCAACAGTGGTCTGCTCCATGCTGTTAGAGGTGTGAAGCCATCTGTCCAACCGGGCAATCTTCCCGGCAATCCGTTCCCCGATGTCAACCGGGGTCAGCCCAAAGATATTGATAACATGGTCAAGTACAATGAGCACATCGGCCACCTCATCTACAGCCTTGTCATGAAGCTCATCCTGAGCCTTTTCCTTGGTCTTGTATCGGGGGTATTTGGAGCAGACTGCAGCCAGCTCACACAGCTCCTCAGTGGACACCAGAATCTGAGCAGTGTCCCCATAGGTTTCTCTGGCTTTGGCAAGAACTTCCCGCTGCTTTTTGTTAATGAATCTTGTTACATCCATTGATGAATTCCTCCCAGTAACGCTTGATGCGCTTCAGATTTTTCTTTCTTGTTCGGCCCTTCTTGGAATAGTAGGCCAAATGGTACAGCTTGGGAGGGGCTACAATCTTGTACAGCTTCTTCATCAGCTTGTGTATTGCAGGAATAAGTGAGTTGTTTACAAACTCAGACACAGCCTCTGCCACAGCCTCAAATGCTTTTACAATAGCATCCCCAAGAGCTTGAAAAGCCTCCACCAGCTTGGTATAGGTTTCCTCAGTCAGTATAGGGGTTACAGCCGGGGCGGGCAGTGATAATACCGCAGTGTTTTCCACATGCTTTCCTCCTTTCTTATAGGTGGGGTGGGTAGTTACTACCCCCGGACACTTAAAATGGCACCCTGGCCATTCTACTCAGCCGAAAATGGTCACCTGTCGCTCATGTCCTCTTTCCAGTCCGGGATATAGGTGCATTCCACCTCATACTCATCGAACATGTCTGCGGTCTGCTGGCTGATACGGGCCGTGCCTCCATAGAACACCCGTTTGATGCCCGCAGATATGATAGCCTTGGCGCAGCCCTCGCAGGGGTATCGGGTTACAAAGATAGAGGCACCATCAACAGAGATACCGGCAGAGGCCGCAGAGCACAGGGCATCAATCTCGCTGTGAATCGCACGGCAGTCTTCAGGGTTTCTATGGCTCTTGCTATCCTCCCCATACTTCTCCACACGGAGGCACCCCCGCTGTGTCTTACACAGGTCAGGCACACCCCGGTTGGCTCCAAGCGCAATGATTCTGCCATTCTTTACAACAGCAGAGCCAACGGCAACTTTGTTACAGCCGCTGACCTTGTTAGCATAGAGCTGGGCAAAGTCCAAACAATCTCTCCAGCTCAACCCTCTCATGTACATCATTTCTTGTTCCTCCCTTTGATAATCATATAAATACAGAGCGGCCAAACAATTGGCCAAAGCAGACCTGTAATCAAAGCAACCTTGATACCCTCTTTTGCATCATTCCCAGTTACCATAGCACACAAGAGGACAATGGCCATTGATATCAGGCCACACCTTACATACCAGAGCAGGATTGGGTTCATGCCTTGTACCTCTTTCTGGGTCTGCCCGTCCCATCCTTGGCACGGATATACTTGGACAGCTCACAGAAACAGTTTTCCAGGGACATGACATTGAAGCATCTATCCTCTTCAGGCAAGTCCCAGAACACCCGTTTGGCATCCCAGTCCTTGCCAAGCTCCTCAACGAACAGCCTGTCCAGGTTGTCCCTCAGCCAAAACAGGCACTCCTCATAGCTCATCCCATCCCGGTCTTCAAACAGATAGTTGAGGCCCATAACGCAACCGGGGCCAGCCACCGTGAACTCATTCTCAGAGAACGGGAACTCAGCAATGTAAGTCATGTCCACATAGAACTGGTATGCCAGGAAACGGCCAATGCCATTGTAATCAGTCAGGGTCTGATAGACCTCCTGCTGGTTGGTACAGGCCTTTATGTCATCCACCAACCCCTCGTTGATGAGAATTTTGATGAACTTGAGGATTCTCATGGGGGCATAGCTCTCCCCAGTAACCTTCTTCAAGGTGTTCTTCATGCCCACAGTATGGAACGCTGCGGTGAAGAATACCCGTTTGGGGTCTTCAACCAGAGCGGCTTCAAACAGGCTCCTGTACCATTCAGGATTCCAGTCAGGGGTTTCGCTGAATTTGAACGGCATAGAAATCAGCTCAGCCGTTTCGTGCTTGTTGTACAGCCGAAACAGGATGACATTGAGCAGTTTGTCCTCATAGGACAGCTCAGGGTTGCTTGTGATATGCTCAATCACCCATTTGCTCTCCTTGTCGTGTTCCCGGCGAATGTTGGTGAATCGGAAATCCCTGAGCACCTGGTCAGTGGTCCAGGGCGGGTCTTTCTTCAACACATCCTTCCTCAGATGGATTACATATCTGCGCTTGATGAAGTTGTACAGGTACAAAAGATTGCGTGCATTCAACACAGGCTGTGCTTTCTTGATACGCTTTTTGTTTACACCGCAATAGAGTGTATCAGCAGGTTTGTTCTTCAATTTGTTGTATCCTCCTCATAAGGACTGGGCAAGCTCCAGTCCCAAGCAACCGCATCGCTTGCCCACTCTGTGTAGAAATAGTTGTGTTCACCATCCCCGGTGAAGTACAGGTATTCTTTTGGGAGCACCCGTCCAGAGTCATCCCCCTCAGACCAATATGTGAGAACACTATTGGCAAGCTGAAGCATCTCATTGGTGATTGGGTTGTCCTCAGAATACCCATTGAATTGGCTCTTCTGAGTAATAACTTCAACTACAGAATCCGGGTACAGAGGGCTGTCCACCCTGTTAAGTACACACCACATAACAGCAGCCTGTTCTGTTACGGAACACCCACGGGCCTCACCCCAGGTCACATTTGCCAGATACTCTGCGGCAACATAGTCAACATAGGCTTCATGCTCTTCATAGGGGTATCCATATCCAATCTCAGCCTCAGCCCATTCCTTGGCCATGAGCTTATCAATAGCCTGGTTGGCAAGCAGGTGAGCATCCTCTGCCACAGAGATGGCTTGCTTGGTTTGATTCAACGCTGAGTTGACCAACTTAACAGCCCGTACATTCAAGAGCACTGAGGCCAACAGAAGCACACAGCATATGAAGAAGAATACTGTGTATGGGTTGTAGCGTTTTCTTTTGAGGTGTTTCCCTCTATTCCTGGGAGTTGTAGTCATGATTCATTCCTCCATAAGTTTGGAGGCCAACATATCAGCGGTGTGTGTCCAGAGTACATTGGGGAACTTCCTGATTGCCTGGTCATACCCATCCCAATCGGATGTCTCATAGGCACCCATATGGTATCTGATACACAGCCGTTCCTCTTCTGTCAGCCCCATGTGTTGTTCGATTTTGCACACTGAGTCATATCCGTGTCCACCAAACCCGCTGTACTGCGGGTTTTTGATGTAGAATGTCTCAATGTCGTGTTTGATTGGGTTCATATCCTGGCTCATAGTATACATCCCAATCTTGGTGACATCGTGGAGCATACCCACAATAATCGGGCTTTCAACCCTGCTCCAAGGCTGAGTCACTCCCTTGTTTCTCATATCCAGGAGCTGGGAAGTGACATTGACACAATGGTCATACAGTCCACCCGGATAAGCTGCGTGGAATCCTCTTGAGGCAGGTGCTCTGAAGAAATCCGTGGTACACAACCACTTATACGGGAACAGCTCAAGCGGAACATTGTTCTGTTCAAGCAGCTCCAGCAAGCCCTTCTTGCGTTCCTCCTCAGACAACAGTTGATGTTTCAATGGTGATAACCTCCTTTTTTGGCCATTCGGCCTCGCAACTATATTATAAGGTATCACCCCCGGAAAAGTAAAGGCCGGGAAACGGGGAGAAAAGCCCGGAAATCACATCATTTCCTCGTGCGCTAACAGGCTTTTCCTTCCCCTATCTCACCCCTGCTTCACTTTTCGTGGAATCCGCCACCGCATCAGACCTCGATGCGGTTGGCGAACTTCTGGTTGTTAGAGTCAAGCTGGATGCCGGTTTCCTTGTCGAACTTCAGCTTGCCCTTGGCGGTCTTGACGGTGATGGTGGTCTTGGTTTCCTTCTCCACCTTGAAGGTTCCAATCAGCATACCAGTGAAGGCTCTGACCTTGACAACCTTCTCAGCCTCATCCTTGCGGAGATTGATGCGCTCACCGTCAACAAAGTTGCTGTGACCGGGCTTGCGCTCAGGAACTTTGACCAGCTCCTCAGACACCTCATAACCATCAGCCTGGAACAGCTTGGCAATCTGCTCACGGATGAACTTCTTGCCAGCGAACTTCACGCAGATAGGGGCAGGGCCGCCATCCATACGCAAACCACCCAGCATCTCGTGACCGCTGTTCATAGCCTCATCATACACTTCCTCAAACATATCCTCGACAGAGGGCATCTCATCCAGCTGGCCATCCTGAACGGAGTTTTCATAACCGCCCAGAACATAGGTGTAAGCACCCTCAACATTTCTCAGGGCACCCTGCTGGTGCTTGGTCAGGGTCTTGGTCTCAGCCTTGGGCTCATCAACCTCAATCTCTTCAACGGACTTCTTGAAGGTCTTGCGGAGGGTGGTCAGCTTCATGGTATGCTCAACGCCATTGGAATCAGTCAGGACAGCGGTGTTATTGGCCTCATCGGAGGAAACCAGGGTGTAAACCTTGGAAGCGTTCTTGCGGCTGGTGTAGGTGATGATGGTCTTTTTCATTGTATTCAATCTCCTTTTCAAATGTCCGGGTGTCCCGGTCTGTAGGTGTTTTCCTCTTTACAATCATGATTATACTCTTGTCTCAAGGAAAAGTCAAGCATTATTTTCAAAATTCTTGAAAAATTTTGAGAAACCTCTCAAGTGTTGGAATCTCCAAGGGATTGCCGGAGGCTCAAGCCTCCAGCGCACCCTTCTTCATGGAGCTGCGTCCATCGATGTACCCGGAATCAAAGGCACCCTTGTCATACCCGGTGTGCTTGATGCCCATACGGTTGTTCACGCCAGTCTGGGGGAACTTCTCAGTGAACTTGTCCTTGACATCCTCAGGCACGATAATGGCCAGGGCCTTGCTCTGTGCGCCCAGCTCATCCTTCAGGCCCTTCATGAACCCGGCCCAATAGCAGTTGGCGACACCGTGAGCACTGCGGCCCTCTTTCCGGGCAATGCGCTCCTGACGGCAACCGTTGGTGCGCATAGTCTTGTAGAGGTAATTGAAAACACCAACGCAAGTATCCACATCACCCTCACGGCCAAAGAAGTGGACATCAGTGCCCAGATAGATGGCCTTGCAGCGGAAATTGGGAGCGATGATTGCGGCCAGCTGACCTCTGTACCCGTTGTTATTGGGGTGAACGGCCTTGAGCAGCTTGTACTTGATAACCTCTTCAGAGGACAGAGCAGACATATCCAGGTTGTACTTCGCAATCAGGCTCTGGGCCTTCATAGCAGCGGCCTTTGCTTCTTCCTCAGAGGGGTTATTGCCCGCCAGGGCCAGCAGCTTCTGGACTTTCTCCAGCATCTTTTCCATCTCAGTCATTTTCTTGTCCTCCTTGAAATGATTGTTGAGGTTGCCTTTCGCATTGCGCTTTCCTCTTGAACCCCGTGGGGCGGGAGGGGCTGTCCACATTCTGTTTTATCCTCAACTGTTCCTTACAATCATGATTATACTACCAACTTGAGAGAAAGTCAAGCACAAATTTGAACTTTTCTCAAAAATTTTCAAACTCAGGAGAGCACCCAGTTGAGAGAACTCTCAAGGAAATCATATGTGTTGTGAATCCGGTTAGCAAACTTGGGATTCTTGGAGTTGGTCTGATTCCCCATATCTGGGTCAAAAGTCAGGAGCTTGTTCTGCTTGGTCCACAGGTAGACCGTTTTGGTGTTCGGGGCAAAGTCAGCACGGAACAAGCCAATCTTCATACCAGTGAACGCTCTGAGTTCAACAACCAGCTGATTGGTGACGGTCTTGCTGTACCACCGCTTCAGGGTCTTGACAGATACAAACTTGTCCTCACAGGTAGCCATATCAACCAAGCAGACCTTCTCACCCATAGTAATCTGAGGGTCAAGCACATACTGCCGATTGTTACGGGTATTGGTGTAGATATAGTTCATGATTGAACCTCCTCAGTGTGATTTGGTTTCCCAAGACCAGGTTGCCCTGGTTTCGGCTGGTCACCATCCAGCTCTCATCAGTTGGGTTAGATTTGGAACTCAGTCCGGCCAACTTTGATTGTTTTCACAACCACGGTGCTATCAGAGAAGGTGAACTTTCTTTCTTCACTTCTGAATGCTCTCAACATCCCGTCCACATCGTAGTGTTCGAACAACTCACGGGGTAGATTCAGGGTTTTGGTTCTGCATCGTTTCTCACCCAGGCGGGTATTGTACTCAGTAAATCTAAACACATACTTGAAAGTTGTTTTCATTTTGTAGTCCTCCTTGTTTTATCAGGTGTTCTTGTTCCTTACAAGCATATCATACTACCAATACAAGAAGAAGTCAAGCACAAAATTGTAATTTCTCAAAGAAATTTTGAAAAAGTCCCCGCAAAGGCTTTCAACCTCCACGGGGACTGTGTTTTCATTCCCAATCATACTTCTTGATTGTTTTCCCACAACGCCGACACTTGTATGTTCTCAGGTATTCTCCATCAGCTATTGTGGGACAGGTCATCACAAACTCTTTGTGTATCTCAACCCAGTCATGTTGCTCACAAGGGCACAGCCGTTCCTCAAGCTCCTTGATTCTGTATTGAGCTGCAATGAGCTTCATCTTCAGCTTCTTGTTGAACACAACCTCACCCCCGGTCTGTGAACTGTATCTCAGAGGGGTATGCACTGACCACCCGGCCATCCTCCAGCTCAACAATACCCAACACAAAGGAAATCTGTCCAGCTGCGGGCCCACCCCTCAGCGGGGATTCTCCTACAGTCTGAGCATAGTGTTCCCAGCAGTGAAACCAACCTCCCACTTGTACCTTTTGCCCGTCCTTCTTTTGGTTCACAACACAGGGCCTCAGTGAATCCTTCCCCATCACAGTCCCTCCTTCTTCAACAGGGCTTCAACAGCCTCCAGCTGTCTGTCAATCTCTTCTACATGGTACAGGCTGACCTTCCCGAAAAGACTGACCTCAGTTGCGCTTTGACATTCAATCTGGGCTGATTTGAGGTGAGACATAATGCTGTCATAGTCCTCTTTGGAGAACAGTACACAATCAGTCATCGTCATCCACCACCTTTTCCTTGGCACTCTTTGTTGTGCTCTTGGCAATGATAGTGGAGGGCTGGAGAGAAGACAGCACAAGCTGCCCGCTGTCCATAATCAACACCCCTCTTGTCCTGCGGCCATAGGTGGAATCAATCGCAGTCCCCTTGTCCTTGGCATCCTGAACCATACGCTTGATGGGAGCGGATTCAGGGCTCACTATGGCAACAACCCGGTCTGCCGACACAAAGTTGCCCAAGCCGATATTGATAGCATTCATTGTTTCACCTCATATCAAAGAACTTGATGTGATGACAACCATACACACCGCTGTCACACTGAATCTGCAGCCAGGCATCCTCAGTCTTGTTGAGCTCATAGAACATAGTCTCAACATACAGGTCATGGTCAAGACCTTTTCCCCAGTCCTGGATAGCCACAACAGAACCATCCTCAGCCTTGTACACAGTCCGTCTTATGGGCTCACCCACATCGTTGGTAATGAACCAGGATTCTCTGGTGATAGAGTTGCCCAGCTTGTAGGAACTTTCCAGGCATTGAAACTGTATTTGGTTCAGCATTTATCAAAATCCTCCTTCTTGAAGGGTTTGCCATTGAGCAGGAGCTTGTATCCAGCGGCCCGCATCTGGTTTCGGATTCTGGCAGGGTACACACAAGACTTATGCTTGGTGCTCATGACCGTCCTGCCGTCCCGGTCTTTGACCTCAAATTTCATGGTACACCCCCGCAGCTCTGGCCAAGAGGATAGAGTTGGTCAACTTTCCAATCCGTCCCTCATACTGACAACCAGGAGGCAACTGCTCAACCATTTCCTTGGGCAAGGTGCCACCAATGTCCAACACCATCTCATTAGCCAAAGGAAACGCTGGGACAACAGGCGTGGCCAATACCACAACATCCTGACCATTCATCGCTCTGTACAAGTCCTTGGTGTAGCTATGAGCAACAGTCACAGTTGCGTTCAGCCCCAGGAGCTTCTCAGCCAGACCTTTTACCGCATGACCACGGCCTACAATAGTGACTGTTTTGCCTTCCAGAGCCACAGTGTTGAACAGAAGCTCAAATGCGGCTTCAGATACGCAGGATGTCCCAGGGTTGTACAAGTTGTCCACATCGTACTCAGGGTGCAAAGGAACCACACCAGCATAGGTCTCACGGTCAATCACCACCCTGGTGTTACCCAGGAGCGGCGGCAAGTAGCTCAGGATGTGAGAGTCAATCCCAACCTGTTCGGCCAGTCGATTGACTGACCGCAGGAAGGGAGAACTGTGAGAGCCAATCAGGAGCAGACTGGGCTTGTCTACTTTGGCCCTGACATTCTTGAGGTGCTGCTGAGACAGCAAGTTGATGATTTCAGTCGTGTTCATGGTTAAATCCTCCCACTTTCTGTCAAAAAGCTCTTCACGGGTGCCGTCACGCCAGTAGACATTCTTGCGCACCCAATGGTGTTTCTGATAGGTCTCAATGACAATCCTGTCCTCAAAGATGGACGCATAGGTGCGTTCCCCATCCTCATTGATGCCGGGCAGCATGGTCTTGGTTTCGTGATACTTGTCCATGATTGAAATCATGGAATCAAGGTCACGGGGGTCAATGGTAATAGTGTTTTTGCTCACTGTATGTCCTCCTTATTTATGACGATGCCTTTTCTGGCAAGATTCTCCAGGCACTCGTTGAGGTACTTCTCATTGTGCTCAGGATAGACTGTTGTTTTGTAGAGCAGACCAAGGGTGTCTTTTTCGTACACGGCTGACCATAGCCAACTTGGGCTGTCTGTAACTTCAAGCACATGGTCATAGCCAGCAGTTTTTCCACGGTAGTTTGCATCATACCAACGGAAATCAACAGTGTATCCACGCTCCTCCATCTCATTCATAACCTTTTTGTGATACACAACAAGCCATGCATACGGGTGTTTGAATACATAGTTGACAGTTGATTGGGGCTTTCCCCATCCCAGCCCCCGGAGGGCGCAGCACTCACGGTGCTGGCCCAGGAGCTGCTGGCGGGGCAGAAGGGGGATGAGAGCTTCATGCCAGAGCCTCATTGTTTGTCCTCCTTGTCGTGAATCTCCAGCTTGATGAGATACATGTCGCCGTTGAGAATCCGGGCTGCGATGGGATAGCCCAAACGCTTGATTGCGTTGTGGTAGCTGCTCTGAGCAGAGCTGGCATTGGCATACTCTCCCTCAGACATAACGCATCGGACGGCCTGAGCGTCACTCCGCATGAACTCATCCAGAATCGTCTGGAGTTTGGTGGGTTTGAACAGCTTGTTTACAGCGTCCAGGTTTACAGGCTCAAGTCTCATATCAATTCCTCCTTATTTCTCAGGCTTACAGGTAGACAGATTCACAATCTCAACGGTGTTCCCGTTCAGCATCTTGTGAAAGTACATGTCCCCCTTGTAAGCAATGATTCTGATGGTGTAGCAGCCCTTGACGGTGTCAAAGGTATTGGACTTGATGATGAGACCTTCTCTCAGGAGCTTGAGCCCCTTGGGTTCAGTCATTGTGCCACCTCCTATTTGGTTTTCAAGGTCTTGTGGTTTCCCACGACACTCTGTTGCTGTCCCCACTATTGCGGGGGCCAGAGTGTTTCGGCCAGTTACCAGCTGGGCCATCGTCAGGTGGGGTGTATCACTTATTGAGAGCCTTGGTTGCGTTGTTGAAACACAACTCCTTATTGCCATTGTCAAACTCTCTTCTGGACTTGATTCTGTTCCCGATAAAAACGATGTAACGGACACAGTTGGTATCAAGGATACAGTTGACGGTCTTTCTCTGGCCATTCGGCATAATCTTGCTGCCGGTGTAGAACTCCTTGAACATGCTGTGATTCTCTTTCTTCAGTTCCAACATTGTGTTGTCCTCCTTGTTTGTGTCCTTCCTGGGGTACACTGATATCATACTACCAATCGGACGAAAAGTCAATAGCTTTTGAAAAATTCTTTGAAAAATTTTTCGGGTGTGTAGCGGCCAAGGTTTCCTGAGCTACTTGTTGAAATCAAGACACAGAGTGATGTTGGAGTAGTCCTCATTGGCTACTACTGTGTTGTAGTGACGAACCACTGCGCAAGGGGTCTTGGGGCCATCCTGGTGAACAGTTTCCTCCATGTATCCTTCCCAACGGTCAGGAGAGGTCTGACGGGTCAGAGTGACACGGGCATAAGGAGAGGTTGTCAGCATGCCTTCAGTACTGAAAGAGACAAAAGCACGGCTGGTGGTATTCTCTTTCTTCATATCCTCAACCAGTGTGAAAATGTTCTCACTTGCCTTGGATACAGCATCAAGGAGCTGGTTGAGAGGGTATGTGGTGTTGAGCTTCATATTGGTTCCTCCTTGGGTACAATTTCCGGGCTCAATAGTATCATACTACCAAGAATTGGAAAAGTCAAGAAGAATTTTTGCAGCGGGGTGAGTTTTTGATATATCAAAATTTGTAAAAATAGTCTCAAGATGGGTCAAGGAATTTGTTGATATATCAATTTTGCAAAAATAGGTATAAAAATAGGCGTAAACACGAAAAATTGTGCTTGAAGGTTCAAACATTTTACTCCATGGAGTAACAGTAAAATAGGCGCAATTTCCCAAGAATCTTGAGACAAATTATGAGACTATTTTTACACACTATCCCCGGAGGTAACGAAAATAGGTGGGAGGAAGGAAAGCTGTCTCTTATACACATCTCCGAGCCCACGAGACACTCGCTACTCTCGTAT